TAAAGAGAGGGCAAGTTTTCGCCCATAACCTGTGGCGCGTATTGCGCCTCTAAGATTTGCGGTTGCTTACGCGAAAAGATGCCCATAGACCGCTAATTATACACTACATATAGTGTCATTCTGTGTATATTGCCGCTACCTGTTGTGGTTTCAATAATGTCGAAATTGCCATAGCTGCTGAAATAGGAATTGCCACCGATCCTGCTGATTGGCGTTTGATGATTCTCCAACTTGAGTCATTAGTTTTGGCTGCTACGTTGGCGAATTGGGTAATCAGAATATCCTGCCCATTATGAACCCAGCGTTTGTTCACAGTTGCGTCCAATAGGTCGCTGCAAGCCTGATAGAACTGCGCTCCTGAAATGTCTACGCATATCTGCCCAGAATTGGTTAATTTATCGGCGATGGACTGAGTTGCATACTTGTCATGGCATATTTGTCGCGGTCTGTAAATATCAGCCCAATGTTTTATGTCCCTAGCAATTACAAGCTCATCTACCGATACTTGCGATTCCCATGTTTGTAAAACCCCTAAGCCAATACGTCCGTCTGGCAGGATTTGACCCGCCACAAGAGCTGCGTCACGCGAACTAGGGCTTTTATCAAAAGCGAAAACTGTGTAAGCCCCAGCACTCATGGTGAGAGTTGAATCAGAACAATCCTCGATGCTATTTGGTGGGAAGGGTGATTGGAGGCTCGATATCCATTGACACAATAGTTCCGTTCGGGTGTTTTCGATTGGGCTGGTTGCCACGCTTTCCTCTAAAGCCTCCTCAGAAATAGTAAATCCTAAAGCTGGGTTAGCCATTGCCCATGCGCTGCGATCTGTAATTTTGCACCATTGTGGTGCGCTATATTCGTAAAACCCAAAAGACTTTGGTGGGTTTTCTAAAGCGCGTTCGCGCATTCCGTTTAAGACTACTGAGAAAGCGTCTCCTGCATTTGATGTAAGCAACGTTTGAGCATTTGGGCGCGCTCTAGTCGTTGGGATAGCTGCTCGAAACCCTTCCTCGCTGATTTCTCTGAGCTCGTCAATAAAGAGAAAGTCCGCAGTTCGTCCGCGAGACCCGTCTCGAGTAGCCGCAACAACGTCCAACCTTCGTCCATCCAGCATTTCAATAGATTCTGTGCCGTTGGCGTATCTAATTTGTTTGACGAATCCTTTGAGGGTGTCATTGCTCTCCAATGCGTATGCGACTTGTCTAAAAGTGTCTAGTGCCATGCTTCTATTTGAGGACATAATCAAAACGTTACGACTATCCCACTTGAGAAGGTGGGCAAGTATAAGCATGCGCGCTAAGTGGGTTTTGCCGTTCTGTCTAGCAATAAGTAGCAAGTTTGTCTTGCGAATCCACATGCCTTTTTTATCAACTGTGAGCATGTCCTTGAGAACGTACTCTTGCCATGCCAAAAGCGGTACGCCAATAATTTCGCATAAGTCTTTTACATCTTGCAGCTTGTTTTCGCCCTTGAGAGGAATGTTTTGAAGGCGAGGTTTAGTTGCCCCTCGCAGCGGTTTGGATCGTTTGGCTGGCATCGGGTTAATTCTGGACTGGTCTGGCTGTAAATGGACTGTCTTGGTGAATTATCGACTGTGTCAGGGAGGGATTGCCAGAAAAATCAGGGGGGGTACGCGTGGTCTCTAAAAAAACGCGTTCATTACGCGAACCCTTCTTGCTGTTACAACTCTTGCAAGCAATTCTCATATTAGATTCATCTATCGCAAGCTCTGGACTCTTGCTAACTGGAATAATGTGGTCGATGGTAAGCCCGTTACCATCCTGCCCTTCATGTCCACAGTAGTAGCACACATAACCATCACGTGCTAATACTCGAAGGCGTACCTCTCGGTACTTCCTTGATAATCGAGGATCGCCTTTCTTTGTTGGCATTATTGCCATCCCTTACGTTGTAAGTGTGCTAATGCTGCACAATAGTTAGGCTCATCATAGCGTGTTACTCCGTATCTATGGCTCACATATTTCCAATACCAGTAGAACTGGTAATCGTATGGTGCGCCTTTTAAGCTAATACTTCTGCCTTGATAGTAACCATAGTGTGATCCATTAACTGCATCTATTCGATTACTACTTTCAAGGAATGTAATTCGATTATGACAAGATTCTTGTTTTTCAGTTAATTGGTAATCAGCTAATGAATGTAAGTCTTTATATGGCATTATTGAGCCTTGACCTACTGCAGTAGTCTGCATAGATAGAGCTATCCCAATAGCAACGGCTACCCCCCGAGCTATCCGCTTCAGCGGCTCGGGGTGAGCCTTTTTAGAGGCTCTAGCCTGTAGCGTACCATAGATGTCAAATACAAAATTAAAAGTGCTGGTCAGAACGGCGTTTCGTTTCACAGTAATCTCCTTTTCACAGGCTGTGGATTAAAACTTCCCAAATGTGGATAACTATTTATCGGTGCTGTAGAACCCGCTTCCCTTGAATATCACGCTGGGTACAGAGCTGTAAACCTTCCTCATAGACTCACCGCAGAATGGGCAATCTAGATCGTGTGGTTCTGCGATTTTATATTCTTTCTCATATCGAGCATTGGCTTCGCATCGTTCGTTATTGCACTCGAACTCATAGATTGGCATTAGATAACCAACACGTTCTGCATGGTATTTCCTTTAACTTCCAAGACCCACAAGATGTGCATCTTTCAGGCTCTAATTCTACCGAATCTTTCTGAATATCTCCGTAACCTGCATTCAGCAATAGACTAACCAAGTCTTGAAATCGCATGAAGGCTAAATACTCAGCAGCATTTTCTCCTTGTCCATTCATGCGACACACCACAGCACTCAGCTCTTTGCCTTGCGCTCGCTTCTCAACTTGCTTAATCCATTGCAGGGGTTGGAACTCAGACCGCGCCTTTATCTCAATGTCGAACGGGACATTGTGAATGTCTTTGCCAGCCCCTCGACCAACGCTTGCGCTTCTCCACCATTGCTGTAAATAGGAGACTATTACTCGCTCGGTTCGCAAACCTCGATCTTTTCTGTGTCGTGTCATTATAGTAAATTCACTATAGCCCTAAGCACGACCAGCAGAATTAACAACGCCACAAGCACCACAAGTCCATTCATGCTTTAACCAGCGTTCTCTTATCTGGGTTGCATTTGGGAACTTATTGCAACCTTGACAAATAAGCTGATAACCAAGTTCCTCAAGTGTCTTTGCATTCTCTCTCAGATTAGCCTCTTGCTCATCCGTTGGGAATGATTCCCATTCCCCATCTTGATTAAGGAATTGAATGTGTCCCATTATCGCTTCACCTGCCGTTTCCACTTACCATCGCTACCAACCTCATACCAGATCGGATCGCATGGGTCGGACATAGGATGACCCTGCTGCGGACATCTAAAGTGAGCCCACATCCTGCCATTTTTCCCATTGCCAGTTTTCCATATCATCTCGCCATGCTTGCAGCGTTGTATGTCCGTTTCCGTTGTGCCACCAAGTTCTGATTTCACCATCGCGACTGCTTCTTGCATAGTCGCTACTGGTACTCGGTCTTTGATTGTCCATGGATCATCCTCAACTGGTACGGGGACATATTCTTTGGCTGTTTCAGCCATTTTTGCTTTTGTCTGCTGAATAATCGCGGAAGTCTTACTTACTTCCTCCATACTCTCACGAGTAGCGGTTTTCTGGGATCCTTTCAGCAAAATAATCGCCCTGCCAAGAGCTGACGTTGCTGTATCCTCAACATAGAAACGAGCCATGTTGCGGTTGTATAAATCTCGATTGCCAAAAGCAATGTTAGTAACCGCTGGAATAGCATCTGTTATGTCTCGATAAAGTTCAGCTCTAATTCTTATAAATCCCTTGTCTGGGTCGTGCATTTCAGTAATCAAGGCTGACCTACCCATCGGATAGTTTTCAATAAACCAACGATTTAATGTCGCAACGTCCTCATAATCATCCAAGTTATACATAGAGTTCATTCTCCTCTGTATGCAGTTGTCCTGCTATTGCAACGTACGCTGCGAGATCGAGGTAAGTGTCATTGCTTGGAGTTTCCATACTCCTTGCGACTTTGACAAGCCCCATACACATCGCAACCTGATAGTCAGTAATTGGCATTTCGAGGTATGCGCTCCAAAGTGCGGCTGTTCGCTGCATATTATCGCTTGGGTGTCCGTACACCATTCCTCTTTGCTGGATGGTTGCTTTTGCTGAATCGAGGTATTCACTAGCTCTCACTTTCCCACCTGCTTAAACTGGCGTTCCAACTTTTCGTAGTGATAGCGAACTGCTTTGCGCCCATCCACATAGCCAGTTGCGTAGCCTGATTTATAACCAAGCCATAACATCAAGACGCATACTGCAAAGGTAATCATTTGTGCAATTGTCATTTGTAGCCCTTCTGCCCAGTATTTCTGAGTCAGCAGAAGTATTACATCAAGCGGAGCCGACACCCGCCATTTTTAGGTAACAGTTGTATAACGATTTCATCCACAGATTCATCCTCTAAATCTGGGATGGCGATGCTAGCGGGCTCGCCCATAAACCTTGCCCTGCACGATAAAGGTGCCGTTTTTTTCAATGTTAATGAGATCGACTTGGACATTGCTGCCCTTGATATACATGATGGCGAAGGCTTGCTGCCAGTTAAATGCGCCCGTAGAACCGCCATAGAGGGCTTTGCGGTAGTCCATGAGATGTCCTATCTCAACGCCGTGTAAAACACGCCCTACGCGCCCGCTAGAGGCTTCTGTGAAGGCGCTACGCCCTGCCCTGTGGGTATGACCTGAGATGACATTCTTGCCATGCCTACGGGCTGCTTCAAGGGCTGAGAGCCCACCCAGTTGCTTAATAGGCGTATGGTCGCCATGAACTGCTATCCAGTTGGGTGCTATCTGCATGGGATTCTTGTGAAAGGTAATGCCCAGTTCATCGAACTTCATAAACTTCTCAAAGCGCAGCTCAGGCAATGACAGAAAACTAGGGATTTTTTTCATGATGATGTTATAGAGGCGGTCTGTGTGATTTGACCGAATGCAGTCTGTGACGCCTAACTCCCAGAGCAATTCCACGCAGCGGTCACGATCCTCACCAAGCACCATGTCGTAAGCTGCTGGAGTACCTTCAGACCACTTGCTGATGGTCTGAAAATCTATTTCATCGCCAATGGTTACTGTTTGGTCTGGCTTGAACCTCTTAAGAAATGCCGCAATGTTGCGAGTCACATGCTCATCCTCAAATGGAACCTGTAAATCGCTAAGTATTACGATTCGCTTAATCGTCATCCTCGAATTCGTCAGGGTCAATGCTGCCAATTTTTTCTATTGGCTTGGCTGGCAGTATCCAGTCCGGGTATGCGTCTCTATCCATGACAAGAGCTAAAGCAATATCGGTTGTAAATCCTGCTTTTTTTAATGCAATCCACATCTCATGGAGACAAATAGCCCAAGCATCGAGGGCGTTATATGTGTCTAGGTCTATGACTTTTTTCTTAGCCATGAGATAAGTGTTACTTACCTAACAACTCGATTATGGTATCGACACGCGCTTCGAGGCGATTAACTTGGTCTTTGATACTGGAACCGCCGTTGGGCTT